AACTTGATGCCATTGATCGGCACCCGACCATCAAACGAAAACCGTTCTGGTGCAATCCCGCTGGGTTGATCCTGCTCGATGAACTCACCTACCGGCATTGTCGGCAGGCCTTGATTCAGCCGCCACGGTTCTGAGGTGTAGCCGGTCGCACCGTTGGGCCACGTGTAGGTGCCGCGACTGTTGTAGGTGTTGACCACAACGAAATACCAGCCGGCCTTTTTGCGGCTGGCGATCGGTTCGATCCGTCGACGCTGTGGGCCTGGCGCGAACACCGGTGCCGGCCGCTGCTGCTGCACCCGCTTGCGTCGTTCCTCCTCTGTCCTACGGTCGCGCTCCTTCTGTGCCTGCCCCGCTCGATTGCCGGCCTGCTGCTGCCGCAAGCGGTTGAGCAGTTCCGACCCCTTGGCCAGGAGCCGGATGATCGTCGTCATCAGGCGTCGTTCTGGGCAAACGTCAGCGTGTAGGTCTTGGACTGACCAGCGGCCAGCGTGATCGACGGGGATTCGACAATGATCGAATGGACGTAGGTTTCAGTTGCGAGGCGGATTACCACGGTGTCGTAACTGAAGCCCGCGCCAGTCGCGGTAAAGGTCGCGGTCACCGATGGCACCTCGACGCGGCCAGTGCCGGCCTGGTAAACACCAGTGCCAAGGGTGCCGGTCACAGCGGCATAACCGGTCCCGCCTGCAACCTCAACCGCCGTCCATGCGGCATGGGTGGATTCAGCGGTCAGGCTGCCATTGTTGGTGGCCAGATAGACGCGGTAGGCCTTGCCATCAAACACAAGGGCCGACTGCCGCAACAGCTCTTTTGTGCTGATAGTCTGAGTGAGTGCCATTGGTGATAGTCAGTGCCCTAGTTTGCCTTGATCAGCCGCCAGGGTCGGCGCCAGGAGGGGTAGACGTTGAAGGGTGGAGGCGCAACCTGCTGAACGCTCATCCCAGACAATGACAGCAACTGAAACTCATTCGGCGGCCAATCTGACGTGCCACCAAGTAGATGCGAACTAATGCCATTGGCGGTGATGACTGCCATTACGATGTCCGAACCCAAAATGGCTGGCCAAGTCCCATTCTTGTGTATGTGATCGAGTTGATCACTACGGTATCAGCCCAAACACCAGTGGCTGAGTTGCTGACCAAGATGTCATAAGTTGGTTCACCAAGAAAATGAGTGTCGCCATATTGCGCCGCAAGCCTGAAAAAGTATCCATCGCCTGTACTGCTCTTGGGCTGTGGATAACGTAATGCCGTGGCGCTTGTGCTCGTGGCATTGATCCCTTTATATGGTGCGCTTAGGTTTGCTTGTGGCGTTAAAATAGTTGGCGGAGAGTTTACCCAGTTGCTGTAGTTATGAACAGCATACATCCACTTACCAAGTCCTGAACTTGGGTAGTAACTTCCGGATGTCATATTTGCAATGCTTAGCCGTTGCAGGTAATGGAATGACCCGATGCCGCTGCTGTCAATTTTTGACGCATAAACAAACCATGGCGTGGTGCCCGTTGCTTCATACGCTGTAAAGTGACTGCAGGCCCCAGACTGACTGGTCCATCCATTACCAGATGGCGAGAGCACGCTATACGAACCGGATCCATTATTGCCAGATCCAGCGCTGCGCCCGTAATAAATTCCCGGATCCCCAGTATTGCCAGTTCCAGCGTATCGGTCTGCGAATCTAATTCCGTAGTCTGTGCTTGTTTCTGCTTCTCTTGCTCGAAGCAACCATCGCACAGGATCGCTGACTCCTCTTGCCGTTGCATCCCCTGGACTATGGATTAGTTCAATCTTGGTTGGGTCATTGATCGCATTAACCCATGCACTCAACTCATCATGTACTTTCTTGCTTGGGTCACTGCTAGACCACGTCGGGCTAGCCCAGACCTGCCCGGCCGTTGTGCTAAACGTCGTCGTTACAACTGCCATCAGCTGATGTCCTCATAACCAATGATTAGATCAAACGATGATGCCACTGATGCTTGCGCATACAATGCATCACCCTCCTCAAGATAGAAGTAATCCTCTCGACTTGTCACAATCAACGCCTCCGCAGCGTCCACGCTACTGGCCTTGACCAAATATCGATGCGTCGTGCTTCGATAATGGCTCACGCTGATCGTCGCAGCACTCGCGGTAATGTTTGCCGCTCGTACCGTCGTGATCTTCAGTGCCTTGCCACTGGCCGCTGCATTCGTCAGCACCGCTGCATTGCTGGTGCTAACCAATGCCACAGCGGTCTTGCCTGTTACCGTCGCTGGTGTTCGTAGATTCGGTGCTGTCATCCGTCACCATCGGCTTTCTAGTTTGCCCATCCCTCTGGCCACGTATCAGCGTCCCACTCGTAATTCTGCCAGCTCCAGTCGCTGAAGTAGGTTCGCTCGACGACTATCAACTGTGGCCCTGTCGTCAGCACAACATCCGGCGCCCGCACCACGCTAGATGTCGTCGTCACCTCAAGCGACACCTGCGGCGCCACCACAACGGCACACGACGTATCAAAGAACAGCAGTCCGACGCCATAGGTCGTCACGTGCAGTTGCGTCGTGGTAACGGCTGGCACTTGATGGATGCCAACCTGGAACAGGCTCGACACATCACAGGCCGTCGTCGTGCCTAGCGTCAGCGTCTCACTGCCAACCAGCCACAGGCTGATCACCTGTAGCGCCGTTGTCGTCTGCAGTGTTGCGGTTGCCCCTGGCAACGTGAAGGCATAAGGAAAGTCCAGGACATCGCATGCCGTGCGTGTTTCGCCAACCGTTGGGATGATCTCGTTGTAAGCCGGGATGACATGCGTGGCATTCATCTCTCGAGGCCACACCGCTGCTGTCCCATAAGGCAGGATGCTGCCAAACAGGACCTGGAGGTTGCCCCTATCGAACCCTGCAGGCACCGCAACGCTGTTTGGCGGATACGGTGTTGGGTTGATCGTCACCGCAGGCGCTGCAGGCAGGCTCGTGACGCCTGGCGCCGTCGGGAACCAGATGGCCGCCGGTGTCGTTGCTGACACCTGCAGGGCTGTCGTCGTCTGCAGCAGGACTGCCGTCATGTTGTACCCACCCCACCCCAGAACATGGCATCAATGCTGCAGGCTAGACCGTTGGCATCAAACGCCCAGCTCAGCCCATTGACCCGATACTGCCCCGCGAGACCGTCCAAGTCGATGTAGACCGGATCGAATGGCCGTGGTGGCATCAGCTCCGGCGCCACCTGCAGGCTCAGACCGTTGCGATGGCCTAACAGCATTCGATTCTGGACACGGCCAAACGCTAAGGCCTGTTGCTTTGCGTTTGCCTCATATAGATGCACGACGTATTTATATGGATTGACCGTAGTGTCTTGAATCTTATGGAAATCATCGCGGGCATAAGGCAAAGAAAACGTCTGCACACGACGCACGGCAGCGCCAGACTGAAATACCCACTGAGATTGATTCTCCAGCCCTCGCGACGCTTCTGAGTCGTAATTCTGTCCGCTGGTTTCGGCTGGTGTTTCTTTCTTGTCAATCTTGACCGGTCGGAAGGTTTCGCCAATAGGCTTTGGCTTTTCTTTCACTTGCGCCTTTGGATCTGGATCGTTTTTCTTAAGATTAAAGTTTTGCTCTTTGATCAACTCAGCTCGTGACGGTAGCGTTTCTTTGTATGCGTTTGGATCTTTCACCGTACGCACCTCGCTGCTATCGAACACCAGATTTAGCACCAGTTCATCAAGTGCCGCCGATGCTTCCTCCGTACTGCTCACCTGCTCGCCGTTCCATTGCGCTGCCTGCTGACCTTCTTGCGTGGCACCGTAATAACGATACGAAACACGGGACGTTTTTGTAACGCCAAGGCTGCCATAACGTGCGCGATTGTATTCCGTAATAGTGCGCTCGGAAATTACATCCTCGCCCATTGGATGCAAGATCTCAAAAGTAGTTGTTGGTGCTCCTAAGACTTTGTAAACGTACGGAATTGACAAACGACCTGCCACTGCAAAATACGATTCAAGCGTCTGCGATATTGTCCGCAGTAGGTCGCCCGTGTCTTCGTCGTACTCATAAAGCTCGTGTTTGTAGGTGTAGACGTCTGTCTCTGGATAGATTGCACCATCAACAAAGTCGCCAAACGTCTTCAACATTTGCCCATAATACTGTGCATTGGCTGAATGAGCATTGGCTCGAACCCGCGTCAATCGACGGCTCACGGCGCGATTAGAGTTGTATTCTGTCCAAGTTTCTGTGTATGGCACATACTCGCTTTCATAAACATATCGGTTAGTGACATTCCCAGTCTTAAACTCCCAGTTAGTTTTAACCGTAACCGGGCTGCCAATAGAATCCTCATACATCCACGGAACAAATACATTTGCGTCATCTGTTCCGCCTGGCGGATCAGGGTCCGGCGGGTCTGGCGGGTCAAGATCTGGCGGGTCTGGCGGATCCAACGGTCCGCCTGGATCGCCAGTGTATGGATCTTTCAGTGGCGGCAGCTTATCAACCTGTGGCGGCTTTGGAATCACCTCGCCACGAATCTGCGGAGAATCAATCTCCTTTCGACGAATCACATAAGTGCTGTAGTCAACCTTAATATCTTCGCCTGGCAGCTCACCGCTGTTGACTGATTCTAAGTTGATAATGTCATCCCGTCGAATTACAGGTCCCTGGCCGCCATCAACGGTGGTCGAGCGAAACGCCAACTGTTCGGATTCGTTTAAGTAGCCCAGGTAGTTTTCGCTTAGCAGCAGATCGCCAAGGGTCTTAATGAATCCCTGAGATAAATCAAACTCCTCGCGCACAAATCGACTTTGCAGCGGGACTTGAGATGCAGCTGTAATCCCGATTCGGGTTAGGATTGTTTCCACTAGCACCTTGGCTTCCATTGCGATTGCGATGACCCTGCGGTCAGCCGGCCGGCTGTTGATGGTGCCGGTGTAATCCTTGGTTTCAGTGCCAGTGCTAGCAGGTCCAATGATCGGCACTTTGATCTTGGCTTCACGCAAGACCAAATCCTCGAGCATGGTCAGTTTGCAGCCCAGCTGAATCGTGGTCTGCCTGGTGAACGGATCGGCAAAGCTCGACAGCACCCGCAGCCGTCGCGGCAGCCTCGACAAATATCCATTCTTCTCATACGCAAAATCCACCACCTGCCCCAGCGTCGGCTGGTAGATCCCGGCCAACGTCACGCTGCCACGACAGAACACCAGCCCATTGCCCTGGACGTAGGTGTCACTCAGGCTCCCCTGCACAATCTCGCCCAGGTTGCAGTAGACCCTTGCGCGAATGTCAATCGTCATCGGACCAATGCCTGCGTCAGCGTGATCGTGTATCGAGTGGCCTTAGCCCCGCCGGTGATGATCACCTCACCGCTGGCCTCAGGGGCACTCACAGGCCAGTAGGTGCCGGCTGCTGGTGTCGTCTGCACGATCGCCTCATACCAGGATTGCAGGGCTGTCCAGCCGGCACTATCGGTTGTGCCGACCACCTTCCGCGTTTTGGTCGCAGCCAATGGCCCTTGCACGTAATGGCGCCCCCCGGCGGTCAGCTGCAGCGCTGGGGCCTCCTGATAGCCGACGGGTTCCTCGATCAACGTCAAGGTGCAGCCCCCGAGGGTCAGCGTGCCATAGGTCGGGATTGTGGCCTCCTGATTCTGACGGCCCTTCTCAAGCCCTCGCAGCAGGACCGCCAGTGCCTGCGTCGCATCGACCAGCTCGACGGTGGCCTCGACATAGGCCCCGACCTGCGACCCGCTGGGTGGTGCGATGAACCAGCACGCCACACCTGACCACGATTGGCCAAAGCCGTCCGCGGTCAGGCTGACGGTGGTGCCGACGCTGGCGCTCAATAGGGTGTCGGGATCGGTGAGGCGAGCATTGCGCCAGGTGTCGTAGACACTCAGCAGGGTCGTCCATTGCGTTGCCGTCAGGAGTCCCTGCACGGCCCATTTGCGTGCTGTCAGGCCGTCCCTGGCATCGCCGTCATAGCCGAACGGCTGAGCAGTCAGGACAGAACACGAGAATCCGCCGATCGTTACGGTCATGGCGTCACCAGAGGCACAGGGTTCGGATTGTCGGGCAGCACCGCATAAACTGACCAGTCCTTGTTTGCCAGATTCTCAACTGCTTGAGTGTTGCGATCGATTTGATCAACCAGCGTCTGATTGCTGTTGCCGATCTGTTGTGCTGCCTCACCGACAATCTGACTGTTACGATCAACTGGTGTCGGATCAATCTTAAACTCAATGATTCCATTCCCGGCAGCCAATGGCTTGGGCAATGGCGGCAGATTGTCAGCTTGAGCAGTCTTCTTCTCTAGTTCGAGCTGCTGCAATCGCAGGCCGTTGATGCGCTGCTGTGTTGCCAGTTTTTCATTGCCGATCTGTTTGGCTAATTGCAGCTCACGTTCAGCTAGCTGGAGGCCTTCCTGTGCTGCTGCAATCTGGTTAGGATCACCAGTCCGCGATGCTTGCGCAACTGCAATCCTGGCCTGGATAACACTGCGTTGCGCCGCCAATTCCGTGATCTGCTGTTCTAGCTTCAGCGACTCTAATTTCTGTTGCAGTTCGAGTTTGGTTGATTGTTCGCGGATTGCAAATTGTTTCGCCTCAATCTCCTCTCGCTTGCGCTGAAAGTCCTCAATGATCTGCTGTCGCTGCGCTTCGCTTCGTACGCCTTCAAGCGCACGTTTTTCTTGTGCATTGAGCAGGGCCCCCTCCAGGCTGAGCCGTGCGTTAGCCACATCCTGTTCAGCTTGCGCAACCTGTCGGACAATATCTAGCCGCGACTGGGCTAGGCCGATGTCCTGCTGCCGGAAGTCAAGACCTTGCGTGCTGACCCGTTGCAGCTGGCCAAAAGCGCTGACCGTTCCTTTGACTGCTTCAGTCGCGGTCTTGAGTTGCCCTTCGGTGCCCTTGATGTCTTGCGTCAGCTGTTGAAACCGCTGGCTGCCAATTTCAACCTTGTTCAGTTCATCGCGTTGAGCTTTGAGCTTTGCGTTTAGGTTGTCAATGCTGTTGATGCTTTTGGCCTGCTGCTGCAACAATGCTGCTGCCGCTGCATTCTCGGCCTGCAGTTGTGCCTGTCGATCTGGGTACTTATCGCGGAACTCTTTTGCCAGTGCCGGCAATCGCTTCAGCACTGCCTCAAACTGTCCAGCGCCAAACTGCAACTGACCAAATGCGTTATTTGTTGCCCCAACGCTGCGCGACGCGTTGTAAAACAAGACCTGAGCTTGGCGATCAGTCAGATTGAATTGCTCTTGTAATTTCTTGACCGCATCTACTGCTTTTTGTGTTTGTTCTGGCAATCCGGTCAGCACGCCTTTGCTGCCCACAGAAACCTGATCAGGGTTCAGGCTAAGACCTCGCGCAAACTCCTGACTTGCCGCCAACTTGATAAACTCATTTAGCTTAGAAACCGCTGCGCTAATAGTTGGCAGCAATCCTTGGCCAATGTTAGTTTTAAGGTCGTCTATTGCGTTCTGAAACTTTGCAATGTTTTGCGCTGCCGTTGGCATCCCATCTGCGCTTGCCGTCAGCTCGTTTAACCCCTTGGTCAACGCCGGGAAGAATTGATCGGCGGTCAGTTTCCCTGATTCAACCAGCTTGATCAGCTCCTGTTGTGTCAGCCCTAGGCCCCTAGCGGCTGCAGCAAACGCAATCGGCAGGCGCTCTCCAAGCTGCCCTCGCAGCTCTTCCATCTGTACAGTGCCCTTACTGGCGACCTGCTGCAGCGCCAGCAGGCTACCGGACAATTCGTCGTCACTTAGCCCGAGCTGCTGCGCTGCTTTGCTCACCGCAGCAAACAGATCGCGCTGAGTCTCGATCGGTACATTCGCTGCCGTTGCAGCTGCCGTAAAGCTGCTGAATGTTTGCGCTAACGTCTTGAATGACAGGCCAAGATCATCAGCCAGGCCGCGCGTAAAGTTCAGCGCTCCGGCTGCACCTTGTTCTCCTAGCGTATTTGTCAGCTTTCGTGTAATGGTTTCAAGCTCAATCGCAGCCTGCACCGACTGCCGCAGAAACTCACCAACGGCCAGGGTTCCAAGCGCTGCGCTAAGGCTGCTGACAGCTGTTGCCGATAGCCCTAGCTGCTGATCAAGCTGCTTAAATCCATTCGCCGCATCATTCCCAACCTTTTGCGCATTGCGGCCAAACTGCAATAGGTCACGATTCGCCTGCTCATCATCAACTCTGATGCCAAGCTCAACAGTGCCGAGGGTTTCTGCCATGGCCTAGCTTGCCGGAAACCTACCCCATGACTTCAGCCCTCCTGTCCCTGCAGAATGCCGTCGTCGTCCTTGACGTGCCAACTGTTGGTACTGTCACCGACCTACGGACCGGCAACATCCTCCCCCGCACTGAACGGGTCACAATCAGCCTCTACCTACGACAGGGCAGCCTCACCGAAACTGATGTCCCAGGTGTCGGCAGTGCTGCTGATGTGTTTGACGGTTATGCCATCAGCCCCCAGGCGCTTGATGCTCGCATTGTGCCTGGCATTCGAGGCCTGCTTACATTCTCGACAGATGATCCGATGCCATGCGAGCTGACCCAGGCGCGACAGCCATACGGCACAACGGGCCTCATCGGCTCAACACTGCAGCAGGTGCTAGGTGATCGCATCCGCGTCATTCGCTATCGGCAGACGACACAGACTCAGTAATGCGCATCAATGCCACCGCACGCCTGCGAGACTTCAACTCAGACCTGATCCGTCGTCGAGTGCCGATCATCCTGCGGCAATACGACGCCGTGATCTTTCCTGCATTCAAGGCTGAAATCAACGCGGTGCAATACCCATGGCCACGCGAGACGCGACGGCGTAATGGGCAGATCGTCGGCAGCCCTCGAGACATCGTCGATACCGGCGCTTTGCGGGCCTCACAGCAGCGTTTCACGATCGGCAGCACTGGTACAGGCCTCGGCTACCGCTGGGGCGGCCCGCAAGCCCCGTACGCCCCGCTGGTGCTCAGCGGCTACGTGACCGGTCGCGGTTCCATCGTGCCAGGCCGCAACTGGATCAAGCCGGCCCTCGACAAGCACCCCCTCGATGCCTTCTTCCTGCAGCAGTGGCAACGACTCACCGGTGCATAGCCACAAAAAAGCGCCCCCCATGACAAGAGCGCTTGAGACCCAATCACCACACGGCCACAGCCTAGACCGTAATGATGATCGATGGGACAGTACCGGCCCCGCCAACAGCGCTGAGCAGTGGCGACAGGGCCTCACCAGTCGTATACCCACGACCACCAGCCACCAGCGTCACCGTTGTGGCAACACCGCCACTCACGACGATCGTTGCCGTTGCTCCGACGCCAGAGCCGCCATACAGCGCGACCCCGGTGTAGGTCGCATTGGCCAGCCCGCTGCCGGTGCTGCCGCCGGTCAAGGTCATGGCAGTCACAACTCCAGTGTTGCCCTGCTTGACCCACTTGTAGGCGCCGTAGCCGGTCAGCGTAAAGCTCACTGTGGCAATGTTGCCGGCCTGGACGTCTTCGCTGAAATCCGACACCTGCGCCACACCGGTATGCACCTCGGGGTAGCTGGCACTGCTGCCATCCGTGACCGGTGTCTCGCGCCACCACTGCAGGGTTGCGCTACCGGCCGAATCCCGGAACGCCGTCTTGCACAGGTGGTAACCGGTGCTTGTCACATCAAGATTCAGCGTCACCGGAATGCTGTAGCTGTTGCCGGTCACGAGTTGCGTCTGGAATCCAAACGACGACGCATAGTCCAGAACGTTCTGGCTGTCGCTTGAACCTTGCAGGCCAAAGTTTGATCCGTTGATCAGTTCGCTGAAACTTGTGCGGTTGGTCGGGTTGAGCGAAGCGGTAGTCCCCGCGTTGACCCACATCCTGTAGTTGAAGGCGGCAAAATAGCCCACGCGGTTCAGTCCTGGCGATCTGTCATAGCTTGCCCATCCTCAGCTTCAAGCCGTTCCATTGGCGTCGGCACATCAGCAATGAAGGCCTCGAATCCCATCAGGTCGTGACCAATGCCAGCTGTTGCCAATAGCGCCAGCCGTATTTCCTCATGGTCCACCTGCACCTCAGCGATCACCTGCTCTAACGTCATGCCAACATCCATCATCTTCCGAATCCGTACCCCAAGCTCTCGCACCTGTGCTGGTGCCTTGATGTGCCAGTTGTGGTCACGTACATAATGGCGGCATTCGCCTAACGCAAACACACCAAAGATTGTGCTCAGCCGGCCTTGTGCTGGATCCCACCGCCTGGCAGCCTTGATGAATGCAACATCAACGCAAGAGGCAACATCCTCTGGTGCCATCATTGAAAACCGTGCGCGTAGTTTGCGCGTAAAATGATGCACCAGCCTTCGATGCTCAACATATAGCTCCCCGATCCGTCGTGATTCAGCACGAGTCAAGGGGCCAAGCTGCTGACGGCCGGGCTTGGATTCCATGCCCGGAAACGCCAGCTGCACGCTCAACTCCTCACGCTACGGATCATGCCAACACTACCCCGAGGCGCGGAAAGGCACAAACAACCGAACAGGTCGACCAGATGCGGCAGCATCGTCAACGCATTGCGTGCCGCTGGGGCGCCGGCACCTAGAGACTGAAACTCAACCGACAGGACATCAACGGTTGCCCGCTTGAGGCTGGCATTAGGGATGCCAGGGATCAGCTCATTGAAGCCGGCCGGAGCTGGCATCAGCAGGGTCGGGGTCGTGAGCAGAGCATTGGCCAGGTCGAACGTGCCGGCCTTGACCTCTGATGGGATCACGGCAGAGCCGTAGACCTTGTCGCCGCACTCAACATCCGACCGTGGCCACAGCAGCGCTTGCGACGTCGAGGCCTTGGCGCCAATCCACGACAGCTGATCGAGGTAGGCCGTCGCTGCGATCAATGCCCGCCCCTTGTCGTCGGTCGTGACCGTTGCCCCCTCCCAGGCCAGCGTGCCAAGCCGTAGGTCCGCTATTGCATCGGCATCAGCGATCGTGAGGTAACTGTTGGAGCTGGCCCCGCCAATACTGGCATCAACGGTGACGGCCATCAGATTCGAGCCTTGGACGACCGACGTGTTTTCTCCATCCGCTTGACCTTGGCCTCTGCCTTCTTGACGACAGCATCAGACTTGCCGCCGCGATACATTTTCAATTCCCTGACTTGACTTCGAGCGGCCTTGTACTTCGCCTTGGCCGGATTTGGCGCTGCCTTGCTCATCTTGGTCGGCTTTGACTTGGCCGCCGGCTTGGCCTCTACCGGTGCCTTGGTTGCCGACCGCTTGGTGCCGGTGCCCGTGGCCTTGTAGTAATCCCTAGCTCGCTGAGCGATCAGCAGGCTTCGAGTTGCCTTACTGCCGCCACCGGCCTTCACCTCAGCCCTGGCTGCAGTCTCTCGGGACTTGGCTCGACCTTTGGCCGTCGTGGTCTTTGGCGTGGCCTTGCCCCCACCGCTACCACCACCGGAGGCAAAACGTCCCCTGCTGTCTCTGGCTTGCTTTTTGGCCACGGCTTAGCCTCTTTTGCCCTTAGGTTGCCGCCATTGCCTTAGCGCCTGGTTGAAGTCGATCTCACCGCTGGCGAGCTTGCCGCCCAACCTCTTGCCAAAGATCGACTCTGCCGCCTCTCGATTGTTCCGCACCCAGTCCCGTGCTGCAACCGTAAATGACACCTCAGGGCCCTGGAGCCCTTCACCGCTTGGTCGTGATGCGCCAGGCTCGCCGCGCCATTCGGTTGGCACCAGATAACAGCGGCAGTTGTAATGCGGGCTGACCTTCTGGTAATCGACCGGAAACCGCTTGCCGTCGAGGCCAATACAGATTGGACACGTCCTGCCGTCTAGCACTGCTGTCCACACCAACGCCCGAGTCGTCTTGAACTCTGGACTGGTCTCGTATTGATAGATCAGCTGTTGCGCAATGCTGCCGACTTCATGAACACCGGTGCGGATGATGGCCTCGACTGCATTCTCGGTTGTTCGCACGACAGCATCCTTGTAGGTGGCATAGGTTTCACCTGCTACATCGGACAGGCCCAACCGGACAAGCCGCTCGACACGATCCGAAACCAGCGCCGGGATTGATGCCTGCAGGCTCTGGCTCAACGTCTTGCCGCCAACCACAGCATCATTGACGATCCGGGCCAGGCCGGCATTGGCTGCCGTCACCGCACCAGCCTGCGGCAATGGATCGCCAGCAATCCGGGCCAGGTCTCGCGC